ATGCCTACCCTGCAACATCCCGTAGTTCTCTCGGCGGCCGATCATGCCCGCCAATCCGCATCGTTCCGCACCTATGTAACCGGCGTCCCGGGCGTGAAGTTCTGCCAGAAGGCCGGTGCGTTCAAGGCGTCCTGCGTCGGCGCAAACGGCAAGCCGGTGAAGCTGGGCTCGTTCGACTCGCTTGACGATGCCGTGACGGCAATCAGCCGCGCATACGAAGCCGTGGAGGGTGCGTAATGTCTATCATCCGCGCCCCGCGTCCGCAGGAAAAGTTCTACATCCTCGACAAGAAAATCTCCGAAGACAAGCGCCTCTCATGGGCTGCGCGCGGTCTGCTGATTTTCCTGCTCGGCAAGCCCGATCACTGGAAGGTGAGCATCCAGAACCTCATCAACGAGACCGCCGAGTCTGGTGCGCCGCTCGGTCGCGATGGCGTTCGCAAGATCATCAACGACCTGAAGGCAGCAGGCTATATCACGCGCATCCAGTCGAAGACGGAAGGCGGCGAGTTCGGCGAAGTCGAATATCAGGTGAGCGAATCACCGCTGACGGAATATCCGTCGCCGGTTGAACCGTCGCCGGTCAATCCCCCACAAGTAAGTACTGATTCTAAAAAAGGACTGAGCAAAGCAGTAAGGAATGACATTGGGCAAGTTCCTGCGGAACCTGCTCGCCGCGACATTTCCGGCAAGCCGGTGAAGGCAAAGCGCAAAACCCCGGCGAAAAGCATGGATCACGGTGAAGCCATCGCCATCCTGAAAGACAAAGGCGTCGAAGAACAGGTTGCCCGCGATTGGATTCAGACCCGTGAGTGGAATCGCGGCATCGTCGTGCCCTCTGTCATTGAGCGCCACGAAGCAGAGGCGCAGCAGGCCGGTATCACGCTTGACGACGCATTGCGCTTCATGTGCAACACCAGCGTCTTCGACTTCACGGCGGAAATGTACGCCGAGTACGCGGAATAACCGGAGCCAGGATCATGACGACCATCAACCCGTTGAGCAGCCCGCTCGAAACCATGCGCGCCATCGCCCGCAAGCGCGACCCGGCTCGCACGCTGACCGCCCCGAATGCGAAGGCGCAGCGCGACGCGGACAAGGCTGCATTGCAGGCCGCAGTGAAGATCGCGAAGGCGGCGCACGACGCCGCGGTGAATGCGCTCGATGACTTTGAGCGCGATCCGCGCAACCATGTGTATGACACGCTCGAAGACGCAGAGGCGACGCTGCATGAGGCTCTGCGCGACATCGCGAGCGCTGACTGCGAAGGCTCGCACAACTGCGGCGCGTCAGAATACCGCCAAGGATTTTTCGTCGGCCGCGCTGAGTACGTCGCTATCGCGTCCGTTGAGTACAACCGCCACGACAAGACCTTCTACTACGTCGAAGAGTTCGATATGCGCATCGAGCCGGTCGCGTAGACCCATCGCAAGCCGCTCGCATACCATCGCCGCTACGCTGGCATCGGCGAATGGCCGCGAGCCGCTCTAAAGCCCTCTAAATCAATCTGCCTCATTCGCAGAGCGAAGCATCGAAGCCCGGTGAAACCGGGCTTTTTTGCGCCTCTGTTACAAAAAAGATCGCCATATTCAACAAGGATTTTCTTAAATAGTCGCGATTCCTGCCTTGTGTGGGCTTTGTCGCGTCATTAGAGTTCGGCCATCAACACCGCAACAAGGCGCATACCAAAATGAAAATTTCGTTCTTCATCGAACCCGGCAAGACGCTCCCCGCCGCCCTGCGCCCGTACGGCAGCATGAGGCATCGCCACGCAGTCGTCGGAATGACGCTGCTGCAAAACCCGGATGGCTCGTTTGAGATCGTCGCCGCGTCGCGCAATGCGATTGACGACGAACAGGTGACGCGCATGAAAGAGTCCATCGCCGGGATTGACGCAGCGGCCGAGCGCGAGGCAGCGAAGGCGGCGCAAAAGGAAGGCGAGAAAGCCGCGAAGCGTGCCGCCGCGCTGGCTCAAAAGCTGGGCATCCAGAAGGCAAAGGTCGATGCAAAGCAGGCGCGCATTGACGCGAAGAAGGCGCTGAAGAAGGCGCAGCAGTAAGGCAGAAGTGGGAAGGCCGGAAGGTGTTGGCGCACCGACCGGCCTATGTGAAACCTGGCGAACCGCATATGCCAGTCTGAGGACTCCTAAGAAGGAGCCGAATGATGGCGCGGGACGCAGAATTTGGCAAGTGAAAAAAATGGTATCGAATCAAATTGCAGAAGTCCGCGCCGGTCATGGCTACCTGGATGTCGCGACGAAGGTGGTCACGTCCGAACTGTGCCGCGTGAGCGAGCATGGCGAGATCGTCACCGATTCGCTGGTTATCGCTGAAGAGTTCGGCCGCGCCCACAAAAACGTGCTGGCGTCGCTTGACGGGCTGATCGAGCGCGGTCGCTTAGGTGGGCTTGATTTTAAGCTCACCTCGTACACCGACAACTCGAACCGCCAGAAGCGCATGATCGAACTGAGCGAGCGCGGCGCGATGATTGCAATGCCGTTCATTGGCGGCACGAAGTCTGAAGAGGGTCAAGTTCGCCTGGTGAGCGCGTTCATTTCGATGCGCGAGCGCGTTCATGCACTCGAACACGCGAAGGCCGCCGCCGTGAAGCTGCCGAACGCCAAAGAACTCGCGATGCTGGTTATTGCCGAGTCCGACCGCGCCGACGCAGCCGAGCAGCGCGCCGAAGACGAGCAGCGCCGCGCCATCCGCGCAGAGGCCCGCGCCGATCTTCTGTCTGGCAAGGTAGACGAGCTTTTGCCCGCGGCGCATGCGCTCGATGACCTTGTGGCGACGCCGGGCAGTGAGTGCGGTACGGATGCCGCAAAGACGCTGGGCGTGTCGCCGAAATGGCTGTTCCTTTACATGCAGTCGATTGAGTGGATTTATAAGCGCGGCGTGCGCTCTGGCGGCCAGGCTGCGTCGATCCCGTGGACGATGACGGATGAAGCGTGGAAGGCTGGCTACGTTGAGCGCAATGTCGGTCACCGCGAGGCACGCAAGCCGAACGGCTCAGTCGTGTTCCTGCCGACGAACACGGTCTACGTGACGCGCGAGGGGCTGAAGGAACTCGCGAAGCGCATCGCCGTGCTGCGCGCCGACGGCAAGGAACTTCCGACGACGCTCGAACTGATCCAGTCGCACCTTTCCCGCGTTGACGCGCAGAAGAAGGCGAAGCGCGGCAAGTAATCGACGGGCTCCCCAGCCACGGCAACCGCTCGAACCACGGCGCAATTCCAAACCACGCATAGGAGCCATCATGGCCGCAACGAAGAAGACCCACGCACGCATCGCAAACCACGCCGCAGCCGCTCACGCCGATCCGGTCGCGAGTGCCCGCGCGCATATGGACGCATCCGCCGAGGATGTCCGCAGCGCGCACCGCGCCCTGGTTCTGGCGCAGCGCGCCCACGCCGACGCGAAAACGGCATGGCTGCGTGAGATCGAAGACCGCGACACCGCCGAGCGCGACCATGCAGCAGCCTAATTCCGCCCCGCGCAGCGTCGTATCGCGTCTGTACTGCCTGCGCCGCTACAGCCTGCGCCTGAGTCGCGATCTTCACGAAGCAAGCCGCTGGCTGCGCGGCGCTCGCGAGTGGCGTCATAAGACCGGCGCGAATATCGCGATGGTCGAACAGCAAGAGGCGCACTGGACCCGCGTTATGGGTAACATCGGCCGCGCGTTCATCGAGGCTGGCGCAGAGCTTGTGCGCCTGAGCGAAGAGATCGACGCGACGATGACAGTGCAGCAGCGCGTGGACCTGATCGGCGCTGGCCGCTATCGCGCCGGGTTCGCGCCGAGCACGACGTTTTCCGGCCTGGTCGCCAACGGCTTCGAGCTTCCGACGTGCCGCAAGGGCAAGCCGCGCGCCGACGGGCCGCTTTTTCTCCTGCTGGTGGCGTTCCACTCGGCAGCGATCCGTGAGCGCGCCGCTCGCGAGAACGAAGTCGCCACTGAGGCACTGGTAGCGCAGCGCGTAGAGGCCAATCTAGGCTTCGTACACGAGCCGCCGACCATGTTGCAGTGATTCGGTCGCGCCAATGAAAAAGGCCCGGGGTTACCGGGCCTTGTCGTTTCTGCTGCTGGTTACTTCCTGCGCTTCTTCGTATCGCGCGGATCGGGGGCGTCTTCGATTTGCTGGCGAATCCAAGTGGATGCGCTGCCCTTCGGGTCTGCCGCCTTTCCGAGCGCCGTCGCTTTTTCCCATGCCTCATCCGACAAGCGAACCTTGCGGATCGGTGTTTCGCCGCCGTCCGGGTTGAACGCCTTCCGGCCACTTCCGGCCCGAGCGCCGCCGTGCGTGTTCCTTTCTTCTTCCATGCTGCCCCCGCCTAAATGTTGATGCCCAATTATAGCTCGAAAGTGTGGACACAACATTTTCAAGAAAACACTTGAAAGTGTGGCTACATATGTTCTATGATTCGATCCATAGCAGGGCCACACAACCAACCGACTCCCCGGAGATACACCATGAAGCTGAAGAACCCGCTGCGCACCATGACGGCCGCCGAACAGGATCAAAAGCGCCTGGAGCGCTCAAAGCTGGAACTGGCCGAACTCGAATGCTCGCTCGAAGCGACGCTTGCCCACCGCGACATGCTGCGCGCCCGCATTGCCCGCCTCGAAGCCAATGGTGCAGAGCCGATCCATCGCGGCATCCCGGCCCGCCCGGCGCTGCGTGGCGTGGCAAACGAACTCGAAGGCGTTCGCCGCATCCTCGCCTCCTAACCATCAACCATCCCGAGGAAACTCCTAATTCATCAATTTTCAGTAGTGCGATGTTTTAAAAGGAGTTTTGCCATGTTGCATCAAGATAAGACTGATGTTTTTGCCTGCATCCGCGAGCTTGCAGAACTTTTCGAGCCGGTGATTGCCGAGGTCCGCGCGAATACCGCATGGATGCGCGAGTTTAACGAGGCGCTGCAAGGAAAGCGCCCCTGCCCGTAAGTCGAATCTAAGAATCGTGTTTTACCGTGGCCCGGTCGGTTACCGGGCGACTCACCTTAGATAGATCATGGAAAAATCAAACACCGACCGGGCACACCCCGACGACAAAGACGTGAGCGACGCGCTTCGCGAGCAGGCTGTTATCTATGGCCGCCAAAAGCTGCCTCCTGGCATCCCCGAAAGCGCTCTCAAATTAGACGAGCCGCCACGCAAAATCGACGGCTACAAATAACCAACAAACCAACGCCGCGCGGGATGGCTCGCGCGGAAATATTTAGGATACCTGGAGATCAATCATGGCATGGCTCTGTTTCAACGATTCGTTTCTGTCCGTCGTCGCATCCGACAAAGACCCGAAGGTGCTTAACGTGCGCGCTCGCCGCGTCGGCGACATCGAAGCCGTGTTCGGCAAGACGTATCCCGTCGTCACGCTGCCCGCCAGAGACTACGCATTCCGCGCCTTTATTCCGCGTGACGTTGTAGCGAACGTGGTGGCCGCCAAGCTGGCCGCGACGGACTACACGAATTTTAAGGATTCTGTCGCCGATCACCACTTGCACGAAGCCTATGCGCGCACCTGGTCAACCATGGCTGCATTGCAAGAGTGCCCGCCGTACTCAACGAAGCCGCGCCCGGGTTTCCGCGCGCATCCGCTGCGCCTGCCGAAAGCCTAACCCGTCGCTCCCCGCCGACCCACACAACACAGAGAAAATCATGCCGAGATACCTACGCCTTTCCCGTCGCGAGTCGCGCCAAGACGACAAGCCGCGCGCCAAGACCCTCGCCGAACTTCCCCGCGTGCTGGCCGCCGCGCCCGCGCAGCACGCTCTTTTCGAGCCAACGCAGACCGGCGAAGCGTCGCTCGCCGCAATCGCCGAGATTCTGGACGCGCCCAGCGAGCGCCATATGCCCTTCAGTGGCGTCGATACGCTTCTGATAAGGGCGCAGCCTTCCAAGGCTCAAGCAACCCGCCTGAGCGCCGCCCTGATCCGTGCATGCGCCGCGTTCGACCGCTGCCGCGTCGTGTCCCGCGATGCGCGCACAAAGCAGGTTTGTGAAAGCTGGTCGGCGCGCTGCTTCTCCGCGCTGCGCTGCGCGGAAAAGATGCTTGAGGATGGCGAACGCAAGATTGCGCGCTATGACGCCGTGGATACGCTTTTGACGGCTCTGTTTGCGGCCGACTCGGTGCTTCAGTTGCTGATGGATGGCGCGGATTGCGGATCGCTCGGCGACGCAGCAGCCGACGGCCACATTGCCGTCATCAAGGCACTGAGCGCAGAGGCCGCGCCGGTTGTTGATCGCGCAGAGGTCGCGGCATGATCGCCAGTCTCATGAATCGTAAGACGGCCATAGGTTTCGCGCAGGGCTTGATCTTGTCGCTGGGCGTCGCGTTGCTGGTGGCGCTTGTCGTGCTCTCACCATGAGCGAGCAGGAATTCTGGAATGGCCTGATTTTCGGTTCGTGCATCGGCGGGTTGATTGGTGGCCTGTCGGTGGTGGTGGCGCAGCTTCTCAGACGGGTTCTGCGCCGCTCGCCGCGCGATGAAGTGGACTGGTTCGATCTATAAACAAGGGGTTCGTCGTGGACGTTTTCGCAAGCATCATGGGCATTTCGAGCAGTCAGGCGTGGTCGCTGGTCGGCGCGCTCATTCTGGCCGCGCTGTTCGGCGGCTTCCTGCTTCGCTTCTGGAAAGTCGCGTTGGTCGGGGTCGTCGCAGTTCTGGTGATCGGCTTTGCTCGCGAGCACGTCCAAACGAATCTGACGATGCCGCAAGCGGACGCAACAGCGCAGCCGCAATATCGCGATGTCGTACCGCAGGTGATCCCGTACAGCGGGCCGCCTTCCGATGCCGAGCAGGACGCAATCGACGCAGCCAGCGCGGCAAGCGCAACCGTCGCGCCGGAACCCGAGCTACCGGCCGACGAGCGCGCGTATCTGGACAAATGCGCCGCCGATGGCGAGAACTCTCGCGAGGAATGCGTCCAGTTGTTCTCGGAAAAGCGCTACGTGGAAGAGGGCGCGAGCGAGCCGCAGGAAGCGTCCGATGCGCAACCCGATCAACCGGCGAACCTGAACGACACAGAGCGCGCCACCACGACTGATTCGCAGTAACCAATTTATAAAAAGACCTTAATTTTAGACTCAATATGAAAAAGATAATCACTGCCTCAGTGGCATCATTCGCCGCTGGCGCTGCGTTCGTTGGCGCGATCAACTTGACTCGCCCGGTGCAGAATGCGCAGGCCGCCAATGCGGTTGCGGCCTCAACGCCAGCGGTTGCAGCAAAGCACGCTGAAGCCGAATCTGACGCAACGTGGAGCCTGATTAAAAAGACGCCTAGCGGTGTAACGCTGTACGTCACAAAGCCGGTTGCCGCCGATTTTGGCGTTACCGTTTGGTTGAAAATGACCCGCGATGACAATGCGCCGATAGACGGAAAGCCTGTATCGAAGGTGGTTAGTAGCGCGATCATTGGTTGCAGCACTGGTCAGATTCGCATGGGCGAAATTCTTACATACGATCCGAGTGGCGCAATTTCTTCCGACGTGAAACTTCTCGGCAACGATTCAAGGTGGGTAGACGTTCAGCCGGGCTCGATTGAGGAGAGTGTGATTCGCTTCGTCTGTCTGCCGAAAGACTCGCAAGGGGCCGCACAATGAAAAAGACCGTCATTCTCGCCACCATGATCGCGGCATCGCTCGCCGGTTGCGCTGCTACGTGCGTCCCCGTGACGACGCACGACGCGCAAACGGGCTATTCGCATACCGAGTGCGTGCCAGCAGCGCCGTCAGACGCGTATGCAGCAAACCCGACGTGGAGCGCCCCCGACACGCAGGAACCGGAACCGGACCACGCCAACCATGCGTATGACTTCCCTGTGGCGAGCATGCTGCCGTGGGCGCAAGACATTCCGACGTACGCGACAGGCGACGCAGTGCCGATCAAATGGATGGCTGGCCCGTTCGCGAGCCAGGCTGAAGCTGACGCTGCAAAAAAGGAGATTGCCGATCAGGCGGCGTTGAGTAAGGCTCAAGAGCACGAACGGGGAATGTCGGGGGCATTCGATTTTTGCGTTGGATACGAGCTTCCCGACAGGCTCGGAATTCCGACCCACATGGCGCATATGTGCCTTACGGCGGGGCCGTTCGCGAGTCAGGCAGATGCCGACGCTGCGCGCGAGAAGGTTCATGAGTATCTGACTGGCACGGGCGATGAGGCTGCAATTCAGAAGGGGGAGCGGGATGCCGCTGCGGCTGCAATAGCTCGCCAGGATCGCGAGGAGAACGCGACCTACAACGCGGTGAAGGTGTTCGCGTACGCCGAAGATAATGCCGGGACATCGCTGCTGACGCACTCACGCTGCCCGCTTCCCGGCTATCAGGGCATCGCCTTCATGCTTCGCACCGACCGCTACTATCGCGGGCGCTGGATGGGCTGCTGGAAGGCCAAGCCGGATACGCAATTCGGGACCGGCGACTTCATCGAATTCAATGCGTTGCTGGTTGACGGCAAAACGGGCTGGAAGTTCGCGCCGCAGTTCGGGCACTCCATGCGCGCCAGCGAGTTCGTGAAGGGTGATCCGCGTCGCGAACGCGCCTTCGAATAAATTTGTGCGTCCCGCGCAGATTTAGCTTGATTGTGTGGCCCTGTATCGTTATGATTCACTCATCGAAACACAGGACCCCTAACGGAACCAGCGCCATGCAAACAACCGTCCAAATCGCCGCCCGCGCACGCCGCACCGCAATTCACTTCGTTGCGAAGAAGGTGGGCTGCTCGCCTGAAAAGCTGCTCGAACGCGTTGCGCGGCCGGCCGCCAAATACGATCCGCTTCGCGCCGCGCTGTACCTGGCGTGCGCAGAGGCCGCCGACGCGATTGCTGCGAGCGAGCCCGTAGAGGCCGCGCATTGGGCCGCAGCCGAGAACGTGGACGGGTGGGTAACGTCGCGCATCGGTCGCCTCTACGGTCAGAAGCTGGTGAGCTATTGGGCTCCGACGGCGACGGCGTAATTCTCCCCTAAGCCCCGCCCGGTACGGTGGGGCACAAAACCCATATTCAACAAGCGAAATGAACATGACTAACGTGCAGGTCGAAATAGCGCTCGCTCTGTCCTTCGTGTTCGGAATGATCGCGGCGGTTGACATCATCAACTACCGCTACCCGATGACCAAGCGCGAGGGATTCATCGCCGCCGCCATCATCGTTGTGGCGGTCTGCTGCCCGTTCGCGCCGTTCGTATTCTGATCTCGTAGAGCCTGACCATGAAGAAACTGCTTTTACTCGCGGCCGTCGCCGCAACGATGCTGATGACCGGCTGCGCCGCATTGTGTTCGCACGCTGATGATCCTGATGCGTGCGTTGCGCGCTCACAAAATATCGCGATGGCGATTGGTGCGGGGATGGCCGGTGGTGCTGCCGCAGTGGAGGCGTCGCGCCCCGTGTACGTCGTGCAGCCGCGCCCGCTTATCTGCCGCAATTACGGAAATTACGTGCAATGCAATTGAGCATCCATTTTCTGATCGTGAAGTGCCTGCCGTGGCTTCTCTCGCTGATGTCCCTGTCGTGCGCGTGGCTGGCCGGTAACGGCTCGAAGCGCGCATGGCAGATCGGCATAGCAGCGCAGTCTCTGTGGGCCGTCTACGCGGTCTATACGCAAGCCTGGGGGCTTCTTCCGACGTTCGCGGCACTCGGATTCATCTACACACGCAATCTGCTGAAGGCAAAACCATGACGAAGCGCGCCTACCTGGTCGGCAATGAAGACCACGACGTAATTTCCGTTCACTTCGACGTTACCGCGAGCAGTGAGGATGCGGCCCGCGCTGCCGCAAAAGACCTTCTGGCCGCGATGAACGTGGACGATTGCGAAATCACCAAGGATGCGGACAACGTAAGCGACGATGGCGAGCCGCACTTCCTTCTGCAAGCCAAAGGCTGCGGCGTGGAGTCCGCTACGTTCTGCGGGCACGCGAAAGACGAGGCGCACATGCGCGAACAGGTGCGCGAATTCATTGCGTGGCTGGATACGTCGGAAATCGTACTCATTGACGTGATGGACCTGTGAAGTCTCTCAGGTGGCGCGTCACTCGCGCGCCGCTTTTCTCCCCGGCTGCCGGTGGTGGTCGGGGATTTTTTTCGTTGTGGAATATAGGTTTCTTGTGATGCGCGGTGCGCTCGGATCGTGACGCCATGATGATCCCACGCATACGCGCAGCAGATCGACGCGAGTATCGACTGCATTCTACGCAGTGGGAATGGCGACGGGAATGCAAAACTCCCCCGATCCCCATGCGTTCACACGCTCACGCGTGCCTGCTGGCGTAGAACGCCTGACCGACGCAATCGGTTGTTGAAAGAAAGCCCCGGCGCTGAATCTCCCTGCGTCGGGGCTTTTGCATTACGAGTTCTGCGCCTCGCGCTTCACGGCCTCACTGAGCGCTGCCTGCGCCAGCGGTTGCATATCGCTCGCGACCTTCGCCGCGATGTTCATGCCCGGCCGCGCCGGAATCTGCCAGCCAGCCGACTTGTCGCTCATCGTGCGGAACGTGAGATAGACCGAAGACTTCGCGCCCGGCGTGCTCGCGTCCATCTTGACCATGCCAGCGTACAGCTTGCGCTCCTTCGCCGACACGCCCGCCGCCTTCATGGCCGCGTTTGTGACCTTGCCGCCCCACTTGTATTGCATGCGCGGAACCACGCCCGCGCTGTGCGGCTGATTCGCCATCGGCGTCATGCCGCTGCCCGGCGACAGAAACGTGAGTTCGCCCGTCTGGCGCGCGCCGCTGTTGCTTGCGACGCTGCTCATTTCCATGTCCTTCGCGAGTTCGTACACGCTCGGCGGCATGGCCGGGCCGTGGGCGACCATATCTGGCGTTGACTTCAGCATCGGAATGACCAAAAAACGGTTTCCCTTCTGCGACACGCGTACTTTGCTCGAAGTCGCGAGCATCCGCTTGAGGTCTACCGGGGGACGCCCGGCTTCGATGGGCTGCGCGTTCGGATAGTCGGAATAGACCTCTGCGTGCAGATCGTTGAGCCAGCGGACCTTGATCGACGCGATATAGGCTTGCTTCTCGCCATTCCATAGCCGCGCCGTCGCGACGCGCTCTTTCCATAGCACTGCGGTTGCGTTCGCCGTCGCTGCTACGGCCTTGTGCAAGAGCGGCAAATTGCCCTTGTTCATGACCGCCCCGAGATTGGGGACGTTCGGAAGGGTGAAGGACAGACTGAAATTGAGACCGGCCATGATGTTGCGCTCCTGTTCTATGGGCTCATGGTGCCGTCACGCCCGCCGCCCACGCCAAGGTATTGCCGTGGTCGCCCGAAGGGCTCAAGCGCGATTCTGGCGAGCCGCTGACCGATGCGGGAATTTCCGCATCCCTCGCGCCACGCTTTGCCACATTCCCGCCGCCCATACCCGTCCATACCCGACGCATACCCCATACCCCGGACGTGATGCCACGATGGCATGAACGGGCGCGCTCACTGCCGCCGACCGGCGCACGGTGCCACTTCTGGCACTTCCGACCGCGAAACCCTATGTAAGTGATTGATATGGCTAAGAAAATCCTGACTCCTGACGAAATGGCCGAAGCGCGCCGCCTCTATGAGAAAGAGGGCTGGGGTTATGGCCGTATCGCCACGAAGTTTTCGGTCTCGAAGCCCACGGTGCAAGGCTGGGCGAAGAATTGGCAGCGTGATTACGGCGTCGCTCCTCTGCCTGCGGGGAAGAAAGCCGATGCTGGTGCTGGTGCCGCTGCTTCGCAGGCTAAAGTTACAGAAAACGCCGTGCCGAGCGAGACCCAGGGGGCCGCCACATACCCCGGTATGGTCGCCAGTGAGCCCGCTCGCGTCGTGGCCGATGTCTACGTTGCGCCCGCCGCGCCGGCGAACGACTACGCCGACGAAATCCGCATCCCCGACGGCCTGGACGAAGTGGATCGCGAGGAGTTCGTGAAGGCCGCCATCGTGGGCCGCCAGCGCGCGATCAATGGCCGCCACCTGAAGGAACTGAACGCGGCCCGCTCGAAGCTGTACGAGTCGCTGAAGAAGGCCGGGACGAAAGAGGGTGCCGGGACCGCGCTCGCGAGCCAGCGCAACGTGGCCGCGCTGATCGCGTTGCAAGCCGCGGAAATGGAAGCCGAGCTTCAGCGCGTCCGCTTGGAAGTTGCCGAGTTCGTAGGGAAGCCCCTGAAGCCGTCGCCGTGCCGCATCGTCGTCCACATGCAGGAAGGCGCTCAGATCGGCGGCGCAGAGGTCTACGGCCCGAACGCATTCGAAGTGATAGACCAACAAGGGAAGGTGATCTAAATGGCTAAGAAACCGTTGTTGAATAAGGCGAAATTCTCCACCGAACAGATCGAGCGCAACCTGAATGCGCTTGCTGCGCGGCATGGAATCACACTCCCTGCATTGCAGGAAGTCTCGAAGTCCACGACGACCATCCGCGTGATCCTGGCCGACGCCGACGCTGCCCGGCTGGCACGTGCGCACATGGGCGCGGATGCGCTGGTGACTCGCGACGATCCGGCGTATGCGCTGCCGCCGCTGCCGCTGCCGGTGGTTGCGAAGGGTCTGCGCTCAATGCAGGCCCATTCGCGCCGTGCCCGCGTGCCCCGCATCCGCACCAACGACTAGGACCGATATGACCGTGCTGAACTACAACCCGAGCAGCGACAACGCATGCGACCTGTTCGAGCGCTCAATCAGTGCGTTGATGCTCGAAATGTTGATCGACGGGTGCCCGCCGCATATCGTGGACAAGGCCGTCGATAGCCTGCGCAGGGACTTCGATAACACGCGCCTATACCTGCGTGACCTCGAACGCGGCGCGGCCCGTGTGAAGCGTTTTGGCTGCTTCAGGGTGGATCGCTTCCGGTGCGCGATGGCGGGGTAGTGTTGGCGGTGAAGCGGCGACCCTTCGCCGAATCAGAGCCCGTAGGCGCTTACGAAATTCATGTACAGCCGGTAAATGTCGTTCGCGATGGCGCGCCCGGTGCTGTTTCGAATCGACTGCATTGTGTGTTCGAGCGCGCTGTTCAATACGTCGCCGGCCGCGTCGTGCTCCGGGCCTTTCCGCGTGAGGCGGTGGATGATGCTCTGCCAGTCTTCGCGCAGTTCGGGCGGGAGTTCCTGGGCGGTCAATTGGGCAAGCGCCCAATGCGCGGCACGCAGGCGCTCGCGTACGTCGCCCTCGCGCGTGGCGAGCCGGTGGAGTGCGTTGGTCAGTTTTTCCCGTACCCTCGAATAGCGTCGCATCGTTCGTCCCCGTGGTGTTCGACTGCGCGAGTGTAGCGCGGGGCGGGGTGGCCCCTCGCAGGGGCGTGTGCAAATCTGCATAGGGGATAGCGAAGCGCGATACCCCTCGCCGAGAAAGCGGGAATTCCCGCTATCCAGTCCGGGAAGGTCAGAAATCAAAACTGAATCCTGACCCGCGAAAAGATGACTCAAATCTGAGTCATGAATCAAATCAAATACTTAGTCAGAAACCAAATTTGGTTCCTCTCCCGCATAGAGGGTGATGATCCAAATCTGGATCATCTATCAGGCTGCGCGGCTGGGTGCGCCCGGCTTCGTGGAGACATACGGGACCATGCCAGGCGCGAGACCTGAATAGCGCATGGTTTTCGCAAGGGTCGCGGCGTTGTGGTTGCCGCCCATTGCGCCCAAAAGGTCGCGAAGATCGAGAGGGCGGCCCTCGTTGGCGAGCTTCACCGCGGCGACGATGAAAAGGCTGCGGCGCGCTTCGCGTTCAGCCCGCGCCAGTAGCTCGACGTGGTCGGGGATAGGCGGCTTGGGCGGCTTCTGTGAGCGTTTCGGGCGTGACGGGCTGGCATTCAGCAAGACGACGCGGCCCGCTGCCTGCGCGGCGAATGCGGCGTCAAGCCATGCGTTCTCGCGGTCGTGCAGATCGTCCTTATCCGCCAACTCGACAACATCGAAGACGTGTGCGCCCGCGCCGTAGGTTTTGAACGACGCGAGAACCGCCTTAGCAGCGCCGCCCGAATTGCTGTTGGTGACGTGCGAGCGCCAGCGAAGGCCGATATCGGTTGAGCGGCCGAAGTACATAGCGCCTGCCGGATTGGTGATGCGGTAGATGCCGCACACGCCATTAGCCTGCGTGCTCGTGTGGCCGAGGCCAGGCGCGTTGATGTCGATTTTCTGTTCGTTCATATTGCGTCGAAAAAGATGGCCCAAATTTGGGTCATGAATGAAATCAATGACTTGCGACATGCTTCAAAACTGAATCATCCCCAGCGCGGACCAATAGCCGGAATCCCGGCTATCTCGGCGGTCGATTGCTGGAATCCCAGCTATCCTTATAAATCAATGGCTTAGGCCAATAACCGGAATTCCGGTTATCGAAAGCAGGAATTCCTGCTATCTAGGCGCGACAAGGGTTTGCGGGCGATTCCGGGTAAGCCGCCGCGTTCGCATGGATACCCTGATTCGGGGTGCCCTTCGCCACGCCGACCTTGCGCATGCAGCCGCACGACTGCGTCCATCCCTGCAAGAGCGAGTCGGCGCGCGTCGTCTTCGATCCGCCGCACTCGCAGCGGCACAGCCAGAAGGCAGCGCGTCCGTTCGATCCTGGCGGCTGCGGTGCCCGCGATTGCACGGTGAGGCGTCCGAAGACGCGGCCCGGCTCGATGGGCGTCACCGTGCGTCCCTTGCTCCATTCCCCGGCGCGCTTGCCGAGTTCGCGCATGTGCTCGGCGTTCTTCTCGGCGCGTACGCAGCCGCAGGACGGCTCTGTGCCGCTCTTGAGTGCGTGCCTGATGGTTGCCCCGTTCATGACCTTCTCGACGGCGCAGGCGCAGCGTACGTGCCAGCGTTCAATGCCGCGCTTTCCCTTCGGTGCAGGTGACGTGATGGTCAGGCGGCCGAACACGTTGCCGGTCGCGATGGGCACGATAGGCGGGCGGCCATGTGATCGGACGTTCGCGCGAGCCTTGCGGACATTCTCTGCGCGCAGGCATCCGCATGACTGGACCTCGCCGCTGCGCAGACGGTCGCTACGGGCTTCCTTCGTGCCGCCGCAGGTGCAGGTGCAGGTGCAGCGCGACGCGCCGCTTGCAGCGCTTTCTATGCGGCCAGTGACGGTCAAGTGCCCGAACGTCTGGCCGATGGCGATGGCCCCGCGCTGAACCGTGGCGCGGCGCTCGCGCTCGCGCTCGCGGCGGGCTGCGCCCTTCACTGCCGGATCAAGGTGAGCAGGAAACGGCGTACCGTGGACGATAAGCCGCTTGCGCAGCGTGTTGAACTTCACGCCGCTGGATGCAGCGAGGTCGATCAAGTCTTTGCCCTCGAAGGTGAGGCGTGCGCGTCCCATTCGTTGTCCTATGCGTGTGTTGTTGCTGCCAGCGTTGTCGGTGCGCGTGTGCCGTAGCCGCTCGCCGCTCGGGCATCCTCCGTGAGTCGCTTCGCGACGGGCGGATGGCCCCCCCGTGAGAGCCTAAATGCACGTCTTTCAGGATGTCGGTGATGCCCTCGCCGGGCGACGCGCAGCGTCTCACGTAGGCGCTACTGACTGCGTTGATCGCCGCGGCGTGATGCAAGCGCTGCTGCAAAACCGCTTCGAATGAGTAAACAGAACCTCACCCGTAAAAAAAATCGCGGCAGGTATATCGCTCGTTAGGGTAGCTGCTGCGCCTGAGTGCGTTCAGTCAACATCCTGGCCGGTTCTCCCCGGACCTTCACTGCGTTTATTGAGTCGGCGCGATACCGATTCTTCAGGGCTGGGTTATGGCCCCCTGTGAGCTTTCTTCCTATCCCGCGTGCCTTTTGCGGCATCGCATGTGATCCAGAAAAGACAAAGCCCGCAGTTTGTACTGGTAGCTCGAATTGACGTTTCTCAGGCGTCTGGCTCTGGACGAGAGGCGATCTCAAACAGAGCCATCATTCGGGCTACCGCTACATTCTGCGGGCCGTGGTGATGCTTTTGTGCTGCTGTGCTGTTGCGCCGGATCGCCTCCTATCGTGCGGGTGAGAGGGCCGCTCGACATGCAACGAAGCGGATATTGCCGGCGCATCATCAAAGCTGCAACAACAAAATGAACGACTATCCCTCATTGAGGGAGACTTCTTTTCATCGCGGCACTTCGAAGGGGTAATCGAACCGTTTCGAAACCCTTCGATGACCCTTTGAAGCCCCTTAGAAGGGGCTTAGGTAACGCTCTGCAAACGCATCGGTAACGCATGAGTAACGCTTGCTGCGTTACCCGATCTAGCGCCGAAAACAGAGAAAACCCATATTCAACATCGCTTTCTTGCTCGCGCATTAGGTGCCCGTGTCCGCATCCGAATTGACCGCATTGCGTAAAATGTCACGCTGTTATGCGGACAAACTGCGGACAGATCGCGGACGCCTTGCGGACTTTCTCCGACTTTTTGCGGAGAAAACTCGGACAGAAAGCGCCGAACAGCGGAAGGTTATCGGATGGTTCGCGGAAGGATAACCTTCTGGCTAACCTCTGGCTCAACCATCGGATGCCGGATGGCTCTGCTATGCCTGAGCCACAAAGCAAAATCCCGACAAAACCGTTATTCAACAACGATTTTATCGGGATTCTGCGTTCGACGCAATAACTATATGCACTCCTAAGCAGAATTTACAGGGCGCGCGGTCTGCGTGAGCTTCTGCAATGCTGCCCGCTGGAACAGGTGCAGCGTCAGGGCCGCGTTGAATAGCGACGGCGGCGGGGCGGGGTGCTTCGTGGTGGTGGTCATGATGATCCTCTCAGGCTGTCTTTCTGCGCTTGCCGAGCGGGTGCCCGTGCGCCTTGATGCGTTGTCGGATGGCTCGCGACGTAACGCCCAGTTCCGCCGCCCACTCGTTGATCGTTTTGCTGTCGATTGTCCAGACCTCGCCATGCGGGCGACTGGTGCCGCCAATGTTCGACTTTCCGCGAACGACGCCCATTGCCACGCGAATACAGCCGCATGAGAGGACTTTAGAGCGGATCACGTCGGATGCGACCACTACCTTATCGGGATTCCCGCAATCGCAGCGAACAATCCAGCGGCTGCGCCCGGTGCCGACTTTGTACTCAGACACGGTAACGAGGCGGCCGAATCGTGCGCCGGGCTCAAAACGGACGCGGGGCGGCCTGCCCATGGGCTTGCTGATATTCATGCTTAAGCGCTCGCGTGGCGGCTGAATTCCAGACCGGCGATGGCGATGCCGAAGCGGATGCAATCGCCAAGGTCCGCGCCGTCGGGAATCTGCGAATCGAAGACGTACTTCGACGCCTCGCGACTGATCCAGTGCAGCACGCTCGCGTCGAACAGCGTGCCGGTGGTGCGGGTGACGGCGCGGCGGCCGAACTTCGTGAATAGGTGGATGGTGCCGATGGTGGTCATGCTGGTTCCTGGTGTGGATCGTGTGGTGCTATGTTCGTGTCACGCGGATTTGTAGCCGTTCAACTCGAAGGCAACCTGTACGAGCGCGCGAGCCGTGACTGCGATGGCGCGCGGGCTCTTGCCGATAGCGGGGCGCTCAGGTGCCGGTGCTGCTGCCTCGCGTTCTGCGCGGCGTTGTGCCTTTTCGAGCTTGCGCAGTTGCTTTCCAGTCAATGCCTTCTGCGGCTTCACGGGAGCGGCTGCAACGGGCTCGATGACCGGCTCTGACGTATCGGTATCGGCAACGTCTTCATCGGCTTGTGCGGGCACGTAATCGCCGGTCAGGCTGCATCCGGTGGCGAGAACGAGATCGGCTTCGGTGATGCCCTTCGGCGCGTCGTCGCGCTGGCTGTGCATGAAGTGAGCGGCGAACTGATCCGCCGTCATGCCGCTATGCGTGTTTCCGAGCGCAACCGGCGCGGCGACTTCGACAACATCCTCTTCCGGCTCGATTGCGGGCTCGCTGGCGGCCTCGAAGGCTTCGGTGGATGCCTCGACATGGACGCGGGCGGGCGGCGGCTGGATTGCGGCGCGCTTGCCTTCGAACGGTGAGCCGGTTTCGACCATGCGCTTCGCCAGGGCGGCGACTGTCTGGCCGGTGCGCTCAGACCATTCGCCCAGCGTCTTGCCAGCGAAAACCATATCGGCATTCGATGGGATGCCGAACTGTGCCGCGATCTTTTCCGGTGCCACTTCGAACCGCGCCGCGGCGTTGGCGATGTCGTACTCGACGCCGCGACCGTCGCGAACAGTGACGCCAGCCCACTCAGAATCGTCCGTGACGGTCTTCGCGCCCTCTGCCGGTGCGATGGCATCGGCAACCGGCGCGGACGGCTCAACGGGCGCATACGCGAGCACGCCGCCGTCGTCGTCAAGACGGTGCAGCGGGTCAGCTTCGGCGTGGCCGTCGCTGACTGCATACACGCGCGCCGCGCGCTTCGGTGCAGCGGGCGCAACGTAGCGCCATGGGCCGGGATTGATGCCGGCGAGCAGCCACTGAGCCAGATCGCGAAGGCCAGACCCGTCGCGTTCGGTGAGTGCATCGCGCAGCATCGCGCCGAGCGAGTCGGCGTATTCGGCCTGAGACTCGACACTCTTGCCCGCGCGCAGCAGCTTGGCGCGGCGCGACTGCTTGGCGATGGCCGCCAGTTTCGTTTCTGGCTTCGCTGTGGGCTTGGCAAACGGCACATGCACCTTCGGCTTGCGCGGGTTGTTTGCGGCCCATAGCGGGTCTGCGGTGTCGTCCAGTGACGCGGCCACGCCATTGAAGCTGACTGCGGTGAGCTTGGCTTTTCCGTCGAACGCGCGTTCGAGCAAGCGACGGATTTCGGGGACTCCGGAACGAAGCGAGATTGCCACGTCTTCGAACGCCGCCTCGCCGACGATGTAGCTGATGACGGTGTCGCGCAGGATGGCTGAGTTGTGCTTTCTGGACGTGTTGCCCTTGGAGTTCACAAAGCCATGAAGTCCTTCCTGATTGCGGTTGAAACACGAGACGCAGAGCGTTGTTTTGCGCGAGCCGCCCTTCAGGAACGCGGAGCATTTATGGACCGTCTTGAGGCGACCGATGATGCGCTCAGAGTGCTCGTCGCGGCCGTTGCGACCGCAACGAATGCAGCTTTGCTGTTGCGCGCTACCGGGAAGGCTGCGACCGCCGTGAGTTTCTTTTGGGTTGACGATCCGGCCGCGAGAATGGGCCTTACCAACGCTGCAACCGATGCACGATACAAGGCCGCGCTCATGCTGGGCAGCGCAGGCGGATGCGGTCAGGGTCGCATGCAGGCGCGGGCAGGCGAAGACGGACATGCCGGTCTCGGCTTGGACCTGATAGACGACGTGTGAGGGCGTGAATGCGGCGAGGGGAGCGGATGCGCGGGTGACGTGTGTGACGGTGTCGAATGAAGAGTAACCCATGTTTTCCCGCTCCCTATGTGACTAGGGATGCAGATTGGTGTCACGTCCACGGCTTGATTCGGAGTCAACAAAATCCTTTTCGAATAAGGCTTTTGTGTGGCGAGCGAGCAACAAAAAAGCCCGGCGAACCGGGCTCGAAACCATGCAGATATGCACAGTTAGCCGCCGCGCCCTTCGAGCACGCTGATGATGTTCTGCGGAATCGAACCCGGGCCGCCCAGCGCGAGAGCCGAACTGATCGCCGTCGCCGTCTGTGCGTCGATAGCGCCGTGGGCAAGCGCCATGCTCGCGCCGTGCTCGATTTGCTCGGCGGAATACTTCGGCGCGACGGAACGCAGGCCGCGCACGCCGGTAGGTAGGGATTTTTCGAGAGGCGTGGCGACTTCGAGCGCTGCCTTCAGGTCGGAAAACTTCATGGTGTGATGCTCCTTTTACTTGCCGTGGTGGATGGACTTCAGGCGCTGCATTACGCCGCCGTCGATTGGGTGGCCGAGACTCAGGCAGGTGTTGACGTGGATTCCTTCCGTGCCGCTGATCGCGCCGGATTGCATGCCCTTCGCGCACGCTGCCTCGACCTCAGAGCGGGTCAATAGGCGCGTGGGCGTCGCGGCGGTCTCGCCAGTCAGCTTCTTCAGAAGATGATCCGGGCAATTCCCGGTCATGTTGACGTGGTGCTGAATCGCCTGCGCTTCAGCGCCTGTGATGGCTCCCGCGTGCAGGGCGGCGGCTGCGCCTTTGAGCAGTTCTTCCGGGCTGTAGCGCGGCTTCGGATCGCCGCCGATGGTGGTGCTCGCGACACGCTTCGAGAGGGATTGCTTGCGCATGGCGCTGCCGCCCGTGAGAGTGGCCGAATTCGAGCCGTAGCCAGCTTCGAGCGACTTGACGAGTTCTTCGTTGCCGACCGCCCGCGCCAGGCCAAGCAAGCGCGCTTTGACGGTCGCCATCGTGACGGGCTTCGTGGATGGCTTCGTGATCGACTTTGCGAGAGGCTTCGTGGTGACGGTGATCGGCTTCGCAACGGGCGCGTGTGCCGCAACGCCGTAGCGCGACTCGAACGAATCGAAGTCGCCGCTATCGGTGACGGTGGACTTCGCGAGCGTGGCCGGTTTGCTGCAATAGAGCGAGTTGAGCACGCTGAGAGTGCGGGCGCGCGCTTCCTCGTCGCTCACAAGCGCCTTCATGAACGAACCGAAGCCCTTCTGCACGCGATCCTTCATAACCTGAAACGCGCCGAACGCACTGCCTTGGGCCTTGCTCAACGAACGGCCTGCATTGGTGGCGCGCTGCTCGCGGGCGTCGCTCATGCGGGCGAGTGCATCGTCTTCGCTTTCATTGCGAGTGCGGGGCATGCCCTGTGCGACCGGCTTGCGCTTCGGCACGCCGCGCAAAAGCGGATCGGGGCCATGCGAACGGCGGATGACGGCGGCCGGATTACTGGGGGCGTCGCTGCTTTCGTGCGTGTTGCCGCTCGCGCGCAGGTGGTGGTGAAGCGCCGCCGAATAGTCTTCCGCAGTGCCAAGGTTTTTCAGAAGTGCGGCGTGGCGCGGCACGGCGTTAAGGTCTTGCTCGCGACTGGTGGCGGGTGATGGGCGGTGCATGGATGCTCTCCTATGTGATGACCTCAATTGAGCCATCCCGACTCGCTGGCTTGGGTAAGTGGTGCGAATGACGCGATTTATTTTGTTTGCGCCTGAAAAATTCGTGACGCCATAGTTGAGTCCATCGAAGCACAAGACGCGAATGACGCGAATGACGCGAATGACCAACTAACCCGGAGGTAACCCAGTGGATACCGTTGCCGGGCAGGGTGCGGACCTTATCTCAATCGGTGAAGTGGCTGAAATTCTGGCCGTGTCGAAGAGTACGGCGGCCCGCATCTCTGCCAGCGAAGATTTTCCGAAGCCGTTCCGCCTGAATGCGAAGACGGCGAAGTACAGCAAAACAGCCGTGCTCGCATGGCTCCAGTCGAAGCAGGGATAAGGCTATGACGATCAAACCGAACACGAAACGCCAGGAGGGCGCGACGATGTCGAAAGAAGAACTGGGCAAGAAAATCGCAAAGGCGAAGCTCGACTTGAACACGAAGCTGCTCACGGGCGAATCCACGACGGCCGCACGCGCCGCGCTGCGCGAACTCGAAGACGAACTCAAAGCCATCGAACGCGCGCAGGCTGACCAGAAGGCTGCGCAGGAAGCCGCACAGCGCTCTTTCGAAGAGGTGCGCAGCAACCGCATCGCCGAGAACGCGCAGACGCTTGCAGAGGCTCGTGCGGCCCGCCTGCAATCGCTCGTTCGCCCCATTCCCGATATGCGCAGCAGCGCCCACGCCTAACAGCATCCAGAACCGTAAAGGAAAGATCATGTCCGAACTGAAAGCACAACCGACCCCGGCGCTCATCGCCCTCGCCAACGCCCGCGATGCACTCGTTGCAGTGACGGAACGCGCCGAAGCCATGCACGCGCAGCAGTCCGCGATCCTGGTGAAAATCAGCGACGCGCAGGCAGCAGCCGCGAAGGCGCTCTCGGATTTTCGCGCAGGCAAGATTGACGAAGCGACGGCCGCACTGCGCAAGGCATCCGCCGACGCCGACGAAGCCGACCTTCAGAATCTCGCGAGCCAGGGCGCTGCTGCGTTGCAGGCCGTGAATGCCGAGCAGGCCCGCGCACGCTCGCTGGCAGCGCAAGCGGAACACAACGCTCGCCACGAAGAAAGCACGCTGGCCGCGAAGGCACTGGACGACCATATCCGCGAACTCGAAGCCAAGTTGGTCGAAGCAGTGAAGGCTCGCGTCGCGTTGCAGAACATGATTGCCCCGGTGAAGTTCGCTCAGAACTCGTGCTTCAAGGTGTACCGCGCATCGGAACAACTCAAGAGCATCGTCGTTCATTCGGTGATTCTCTAACCATCCACGGGCCGCCTCGCGCGGCTCAAACAAACACTCTATTCTCGTAAAAGGTAACTGATATGCGCGCAGCACATGCAACCGACTTCGTTGTTGACGTTGAAAACATCGGCCGCTTCACCTTCGCCCGCCGCAAGATGGGCGACGTGGCAAAGATTCGCAGCCGCTACAACGTCATGACGGAATCGAACTACACGCCGGAAGGCTACATTGCCGATATGTCGTCGTGGGCCGTCGTAACGCTGCAAACGCTGATGGTCGCGCAGCCGGATTCGTTCAACATTGACGACCTCGACCCGCTGGTTGACCCGGACTGCGAAAAGAAAATCACCGCGATCTACAACGTCCTGCGCAATAAGGAGGACTCTTTTCGTCCCAAACAAGCGCAAGGAAGCGAAGTCGCGGGGGAAGGAACTAGCGAATAGTTACGAGCTTTGGTATCGCGACCGATATAACCTGCCGCCGAATCATCCGCTGTTTCTCGAAGTTAGCGCGGAAGACATTGAGGCCGAATGGTGGGCGTATCACTATCGCGATTCCAAGGCGTCCGTCGAATTCGATGACGACGACGAAAACGCGGCAAGTGACTTCGAAGCTGAAGCGCGGCGTGAGATGGAAGAGATGGAAGCGGCGGCGGCTGCGGCAGGTATGACTCTCGAAGAGTACCTGAAGCCCGCACCGAAGCCCGCAGAGGCCTCTGAATCGGTCGCAGAGCCGCTTGCTGGTAACGGCGCAGAGCCTGACCTTAACGACCCCGAAGAGTGGGGTGAGAGCATCGTCTAAGAGAGCCCCTTCGGGGGCTTTTTTATTGCCCGTTGCGAGCGGACGTGATGCGAGCATGGGTTATCGAATACGTGCTATGGAGCGGTGAAAATGGCTGATGTGAAGATCGGAATTAACGGCGGCGGTGGCTCCCCGGGTCAAAGCGGGGTGGATGCAGAGGCGAAGAAAATCGAAAAGCTCGCCAAGGCTCTTAGCCAGGTGGGCGCTGAAGTAGCCAAGCTGTCGAAGCTGAATTTTGAGCCGCCGAGCATCAAAGACTTCTCGCGCAGCATGGCTCAATTGGAAGCCCAATGGAAGCAGGCGATTCAGGCCATGCCTCAATTGCGCCGCGCCATGTCGCAGTCGGGGCAGGCTGGCGTTGGTCTGGCGAATCTCGACTTCGCCAAGATGACCCCCAATCCCGCGACGGCCGCAAGGTGGAAGCGGGAGGCGTACGCGCGAACCGTTGCCGGGACTGCATACGATCTCTCGCTGTACAACGCCGTCAATTCGACCGGGCACGCCATCCCCTCGAAGGGTGCTGATTTCGGCCCAACGAATGCGCAGGCTGCGAACCTTCGCGCAAAAGCCGATGCGGCAAACGCGAAGGCTGCTGAAAAGGCGGCGGCGAAGGTAGCCAAAGACTCCGACACGGCCCGCCTTCGCGAAGATCGCGCCAACGAACGCGCGAAGATGCGCGAAGTGACCGCCGCGACGAAGCGGGCAGCGAAAGAGGATTCTGCAAGCTCTGTGCGCCGCACGCGGGCATGGCGCGGCGCGGCAGGCAGCATTGGAACTGCGGTAGGCACGGCTGCGGGTGCTGCTGGTGGTGGTATCGGCCAGATCATCGGCGGCGGCATTTCTGGCGCGGCCGGAGCATTCGGCGGTGGCGGCGGTATTGGCTCGATGCTGGGCGGCGGTGTTGTCGGCATGATTACTGGCGGCCTCGCAATGGCCGGCCAGTTCATTTCGCATGGCGTTGAACTCGCCGGTAATCGCGCCGGGGACGCGGACACGCTGAAGCGCCAAATGGGCGATCTCGGAGTGTCGTTCAGCGACCTCATTGCCGGGACCGAAAAGTTTAACCAAGGGCTCGGCGTATCTAGCGCTGAATTTGCCAAGCTCGAATTGTCCGCAGAGGCTGCGAGCGGCGGCCTGTATCGCACTGCTGACGAAGTAGGTCGCGCTACTGCTGGCGGCGTAGGTTTCGCTCGCGCGTTCGGCATGGACCCGTCGCAAGGCATCAATACGCTTTCCGGCTCGCAGCGCATGGATTCGCACGCGAGCCTCAACGAACTGGCTGTGAAGTTCGCGAACGCCATTCAGGGGGCACAAGGGAAGGCTCTGCCGGGCGAAGTGGCCGCGATCATTCAGGGTATCGGCTCGCAACAGAACCGCCTTACCGCCGATGCGCCGAACCTCGACCGCATCGGCAATATGTTCAATTCGGTTCTCAAGAGCATGCCTGGCATGACCGCGTCGCACGCGGCTGGCATCCTGGGGCAAGCGAATTCCGCCACGCAAGGCATGATGGGCCGCGAAGCGACCGCGAACCTGGCTATGCGCGCATTCGGCGGCCTCGATCCGATTCAGGCGGATTGGTTGCTTGAGGGCGGATTGGGCGCAACGGTTTCTTCGCGGCTCGGCAAGGGCAGCAACTATGCTGGCTTTACGGGTGGCGGCATGAGCGGCAACACGACCGTCGCAAGCATGCTCATGCGCCAGATGCGCGCCGATCTCGGAATCAAGGGCGTTACCGGCACGGAACAGCAGCAAGAGCTTCTGGCGAACGGCATCAAAAACGCATTCGGCCTTAGCTCAATGGATGACGCCGTCGCGCTGTCGAAAATGAGTTCGAGCGACACCGATAGCCTGATGGGATACGTCAAAAAGAATCACATTGACCTCAACAGCATGAACCCTGAAAGCCTCGCGCGGCTGACGGGGCTGTCGAAGACGGATTCGTTTGCGGGTGTTGATGCCGTCTATCAGGACATGCGCGGCGGCCTGACCGACGACGAGCGCGATGTTCTCGACAAGAAAGAGAAGGCCGCGCAGTCTGGCAATCCGCAGGATGTGGCGTCGTTCAAGGCTGAAATTGGCCGTGTCGCGAGCGGCATGGGTCAATCAGACGACCTCGGCACGAACATGCGCCAGGCTGCGAAAGACCTTGACGACATCGCAACGAACATCGGCCAGCGCATCGCCCCGGGTATCACCAGCATGGAAAGCTGGCTCGAAGCGCTGGCGAAGAAGATGCTGGGCATTGGTGGCGAAATGGGACCGCCAAGGCCCGATACGAGCATTCCTGATCCGAGCACTACGGCTGGCATGGGCGCTGCATCGCATCCGCAGGGCGCGGGCTCTGGTGGCCTTGGCGGCGATATGACCTCGCGCGCCGCAGCGCTGAAGTCGTACCTGCTGTCTCAGGGGGTGCCGGAAGCGCAGACGGACGGCATTCTCGGCAACGCCGCACGCGAAAGCTCGGTGACTGCTAACGCATGGAACCCGGACCACACGATGTATGGCCTGTATCAGTTCAACGGCGCGAATCGCAAGGCGTACGACGTTTGGGCGAAGGCCAATAAGCGCCCCGGCATGTTCGATAGCTCGGCAATCGACCAGACAGATTTCATGTTGAGCCAGATTCGCAAGGGTGGCAGCGAGTACGGCCGCATGGGCGCGTTTTGGAGTGCCACTTCCCCGGGCGTTGCTGGCACTGCGTTCGACTCCGGGTACGAACGCCCGGCGAGCGTCGCGCAGGAGAACCCGATTCGTTTCGACCTCGCGAACCGCATGGCGCAGATTCCTGCGGCTGACCAGGCAAAGCAGGCTGAAGCCGTCGCCAAGGCCAACGCTGACGCTGCGCGCTACTCCGCATCGTACGGCGGCAACATGGGCGGATTGAGCGGGGCTGGCGCGAATATCTCGGTGGTGCTCGAACACACGAATAACAACATCGCCGACGGCCGTATCAAGTCGCAGAAGGTGACGAAGACCTTCCATGCGCCTCTTGCGCAAGGGTCCACGCCGCGCTTCAGGTTCTCGACCGATACCGCCAGCTAAATCATCGCGCCCGCTTGTATAGGGGCGCTCTCCTTTCTCCGATCCGTCGGACGTGATGCCAGCCTATGTCTATCGAATTCGACATAGGCAGCAGAGAAAATGAGGGTATCCCAAAGGCGTCCTGGCATTAAGGTCTATCTGCATAAAGTGGTGGGCCGCAGTAGCGTGAGCGACGCGGCAGGCAGCAGCGCGCCCGTTGCTGGCCGCTATGCACTGCCGACCAATAACGGCACGGTCGCGAACATTATCGACATTACGCCGTGGCTCGGCGAGGGCTCTGTCGTCCGCACGCAGCGATCCGTTCGCGAGGGCACTGGCGGCTTCTCGATCACGATGCTCGACCGCTACGACGCGGCGGTGCAAGACACGCTATACACGATGATCGAACCGCTCGACATTGTGGAAATTCGCTTCGCTGGCGACGCATACAAATACGCGACGGGCCCCGCCACGAACGCAGCGGCGCAGCATCAAGGCGGCAGTGGTCCGGGCCAGCTTCCAATTCAAATGTGGGGATGGATTACCGATGTTGAGCGCATTGAGAGCGTCGGCGGCAGCGACGGCAAGCCTCATTGCGGGCTCGAAATTTCGGGTCATGATTACTCTAAGATTCTGCAACTGATGCAGCTTTCGAATTTATCTGGCACGCCGACGCAAGGGAACCTCATTCAGACGTATCCGATGTTTGCCAACTTCGGCACGCTTCACAACATGCAGGATACTGCAACGTTTTTGACCCAGTTTATCGGGTCGTTCGCTGCGGCAAATGCAGATGGAAGCGCGCCGAAGCAACCGAACAACAGCGTCAACGGCTACATTCAGAAGATGATTCTGGCGGCGACGAGCGCCGAGAAAACGAACCCGCCGACGCCATCCCTTCAGAGCCAATTGACGACCGCGCAGCAGACCGTCAGCGACCTGCAAGCGCAGTATCAGCAACTCACAGCCCCGTCGCTTACGAGCGTGATTAGCGCGGTGGCTGGTGCCGTTGGCGTTACGACGAGCCAGGCGAGCCAAGCGCAGGCTCTCACCGCGCAGATCGCGCAAGCGCAGCAGCGGGTGAGCCAGCTTCAGGCGACCATCGCCGTGAATAGTCGCCCGCAAACGGCGATGATCCTGCCTATCACGCTCGACATTCAGGTGCCAGATTGCAGCGTGACAATCAACATCGGGCAGGTGGCGGGAAGCAGCGCATTCAGCATCCTTCGCGACTACTTCGACACGAAGAACGGCTGGAACGAAATGTTTATTGAGGATCGCGATGCCGGGCCGTGGGGTGATGCTGGCCCGTACCTGGTCTATCGCCCCGCGCCGCTGCTGGACATCGCATCGCGCCTGCCGATTCAGCCGATTCTCAGGGACGCAAACGGCAATCCGGTATCGACCTCTTCCGTCGCGCAGCAGAACAATCCGACGTATCCGGTCGCGAACACGCTGACCATTGATCGCGGCGATATCACGTCGATTTCATCTAAGCGCGATGACCGGAACATTGGCAATTACTTTTGGGTGGAGTGCGCCGCGTTCGATATCTACATGGACCAAATGAACAGGGTCTATGCGCTCGCGCCTGCAACGCCGGGCAACGAAATGTATCAGGCCGGTCTTCCGAACTGCAATCCCGCCGTCTACGGCCTTCGCCAGATGACCTCTTCGACCTCGATGGGCGGCCCGAATCAGCAGAACAACGGCAACGGCATGCCCGATGGCCCCGAGCGCGAAGCGGTAAAGCAGACCCTCATGGGGTGGATCAATGATCGGCGCGGCCGGCTAATCCAGATGAATAAGGACAACGTCGTTTTCGAGTCGGGCACGCTGCGCATGAAGGGTAACGAGAACCTTCGCCCTGGCATGTACGTCGCGGTCTTTAACGGTGCGTCAGTTTCGGGGTCGGCGAATAGCGGTGCGCCTGCATCCTTCGGCGCGCAGCCGTCGCAGAATCAGTCGCTGTACTACGCGCACAACGTCACGCACACGTTCGAAGTGTACGGCAACTATTTTTGCGACGCAGAGTATGACCGGGGCACTGGCTTCTCAGACCGCCTGACTTCGCAAGTCCCGCAGTTCTTCACAGAGCGCGCGCAGCCGACCGATCCATCAACCCTTGGCGCATCAAAGCCATCGCTTCTTTCGACAATCAGCAACGCAATTTCGAGCCTCTAAGGACTGTTTAAAATGAATCTGTATAGCGGTTTGTCGCTCGCCGTTGTCGTCGCGGTGCATCCAGAAGGAAACTCGATTGACGTTGTCGATTCCGATAGCGGCGCATGGATTGGAAATGTGCAAGTCATGTCGCACACTGGCAGCAGCAACACGGGGCATATGGACCTCGCTGATATCGGCATGCCCGTCGGCGTGTCTCAGTGGGATTTGACGCAAGCCCCTGAGCGCTACGTGCAGGCGCTGCTGTCGCACGTCAAGGGGATGCCTATTGCTGTCGGTTTTTTGATGCCCCAAATCACGCAGATGACCTTCCAGCGCTCGAACTTCCGCGTGAATCGCCACGCGTCCGACGTGTACGAAACGACGAACGCCCAGGGTGACCACGAATTCTCGCATCCGTCAGGGTCATTTATGCGCTGGGGGCAAAATCCTGAGCACGAAGACCTGACCGGCGCAGACTGGGACGGCCAATGGCAGATCACGCAGAACAAGGGCTCTGCGCCGCACCTGAATATCACGGTCGCGAATGCGGGATCGCCGGTCGCGACGCTGCACTTCGACCCGCAGGGGAATGTCACGCTGACGCACAACGGAAACCTGACGGTCAACACGAAGGGCAACGCCGCGGTGACGGTCGGCGGCACGACCGAACTCGACTCGTCGGGCAACGTGACCATCAAAGCCCCGCAAACGACCGTAGAGGGGCCGCTGACTGTCACTGGACCCTTCGCCTTCCAGTCTGGCATGACGGGCTCTGCTGGCAGTGGCGGCGGCGCAACGATGCAGATTCAAGGCGATGCGACATTCTCTGGCACGGTGACCGGCCAAACCGACGTGGTGGCGGCGGGTATCAGCGGCAAGGGCCACAAGCACACGTCCGAATCGCCGGGCACGCCGACGAGCACGCCTATCGCTGGCGCGTAACGCAGAGGCCACCTTCGGGTGGCTTTTTTCATGGCTCGGCTGCGCGTGTAGTGATGCCAACATTGAGCCATTACCCTTGCAATGGTGACCTGATGCCTTCGATTTTTGATACCCCGCTGACCGGGTTCCGGTTCGTCAATACGCAGCACGGCGACACGCTTCAGGAGTTCGCCGCGCGCGTCATGGGCGACGCGACGAACTGGGCCATGCTGATCGGCATGAACAACCTTGCGCCGCCGTACCTGACGGACGACCCGGCGCAGGTGACGGATGGCGTCGTGCTGAATGGCTCGCCGCTGATGGTTCCGGCTGCCACGCCCGCGCCTTCTGATGATCCGAATGACGTTTTCAAGACGGACGTGCTACTCGACGCCGACGGCTTCCTCTCGATCACGGACAACGGCGACCTCGCGACCGTGTCTGGTTCAGCGAACCTCGTGCAGGCACTGGAAAACGCGCTCGATACCGACCAAGGCGAACTGATCTATCACCCCTCGTACGGCTATCGCGGACGCCGCCTGCTGGGCTCGAAGAACGGGGCGACGGCTGGCCTGATGGCCGCGCGCTACGCGAAGCAGACCGTCGCCGCCGACTCGCGCATTTCGAGCGTGACTAGCTCGACGGCGACCGTGCAGGGCGATGCAATCGCGACCGTCGTGCAGGCGGAAACCGTCGTTGGCACGAAGGTGCCCGTCGCAACGACGATCTAACAAGGATTCGCAATGAGCTTCAGCCTTCCAACGCAACTCACGCTTCCCAGCGCGCTTCAGGCGCTGCAAGCCCCGACGAACACCACGCCGAGCAGTCGCCCGATCTCATTCACGATTGACGACCTGACGGCCCCGGCAGCGGCCACGCCAAGCGGCCTTGATGGCGTGCTCAGTCTCGTCGGCTCGGCGCTCGGCATCGGCGGCGGATCGAACCCGCCGACCTCGTACAGCTTCGGCATCCCGCCCGAATCGCTGACGCGCACCGAAGTCAATCGCGTGGCGGTTCAGAACGCGCTTGGCGGCGCATGGGTGGATGACTTCGGCCCGGGTATCACGCAGATTCAATTGAGCGGCACGACGGGCTGGCGCGGCTTCAATGGGACTGACGGCCTGACGCTGTTTCAGAACCTGCACACGCTGGTGATGAAGACGTGGAACCAGAAGCGCCAGGCCGCAATCACCAAGGGTCTCGACCCGTCGCAAGTGGAACTGATCTTTGCGGACGGCATCGATGGGACCGTGGACGTGGTTATTCCAACGAATTTCACGCTGCGCCGCTCGAAGCAGAGCCCGCTTATCGCGCGCTACGACATTTCGCTGCTGGTGACCGGCGATGCGCCGCCGCCCGCGCAACCCGGCTTCCTTCAGAGCCTCGCGAACGCCTTGGGCTTGGGCAGTTTGTACACTGCAATCGCGACAATCGGCTCGGTCATCAAATCCGCCGTCGGCGTCGTCAGTTCGGTGATTGGCGCTATCACTGGGGCAATCAACACTTTCCTGGGCGTTGTATCGCAGGCGCTGTCGTTCGTTGCAGCATTCCAGAACACGAACGCAGGGCAGGTGGCTTCGATGATCGGCTACACGACGGCGATTGCGCAGGCTGGCACGCAGGTATTCGCGACGCTGGGCGCTTTGCCGGGTCTCGATGCGAACGATATCGGCTGGTGCATGACTGGCTATTCCGCGCTGTCTGACGCGGCGTGCGTGTGCTCTAACGTGTTCGCTCAAGCCGCCAAAACTTTCCCGGTCTATACGGGCCTGTACGGCGCTTCGAACTGTAGCTCGACGGTCCCCGGCTCCTCGCCGCAGAGCCAATACGCACTGGCGACGCCGGGCTCGAACGCCTCGAATCCATGGTACGACGTTATCGGCACGCCGCCGCCGCCGCCCGCCATCAACGTTTCGCAGCCCGCAGTGGTGGCGCTCGCGACGCTCAACGGGACTGACTGCGTTCTTTCGCCGCTGACGCCGCCGCAGATCGGCTCTTTGCTGGCGACCATCAATACGGGCGTGAGCGTGAACATGAGTTCGGGCACGTCGAATGTGACTAGCTCGCCAGCCGGATCGGTCATGAGCGGTTGATGTGGTATCTGTCGTGATGGAAAATGGGAACTGTGACGCGACTTAGATCATCCCGTCACGCTTGACGTAGTCATTCAGCCCCGCACGGTGCGCGCCGTGGCGGGGCTTTTCTTCGCCTATGCGCGGCGCGGGCGTGATGCGAACCTGAGAGCCAACAAACTTTCAGGGATTCAACATGTCCGCAGGCGTTCGCGTAGTCGTTAAAGACAACCTCAACCAGACCTTCGATCCATCGTCGTGCAGCCACGCGCTGACGTACGACGCGCACGGCAATCTGCTGACCGACACGGCCACGGAAAGCAACGGTGCGACCGTGCGCGTAAAGACCTTCACGTACGTGCAGGTGGGTACAGCGTATTTTGTCGAAACCGAATCGCTATGGATCAACGAGAGTTCGTCGCTTGAGGTCTGAGGCGGGCTCGCGCGCCGTCGCATAGGCGCTGGTATTCGCCGGGCGGCGCAAGGCCGCTGGCGAGCCTATTCGCGAGCGCCGGGCTATTCGTCAAGCCACTTCGCCGTTTCGTTGATAGCGGTCTTGATGCGCTGTCGGCACACTGCCGCCGTGATGTTCCCGGCGTCGCGCGCGATGGTGAAGCCGATCACCATTTTCGCAAGATTGATGAACAGGGCCGGGGCGTTCTCACCAAGGAAGTCCGCGCCGGTTACGTGCGCCTGCCCGACTATGCTGTTTGCGATGGCGTCGCCGGTCAAGCCCATCTTCTTTTCGCCGTTCTCGTGCAGATCGGCCACGAACTTCGCGAACCCGCGCACGACCGCCTTCGTGTTGAGCGTGAGGTCTTCGTCGCTGCTTTCTTCGTCGTGCATGGCCGCCGCTCCCCGAAAATTAGAAAACCGGCGCTGGGCCGGTTCTATCTGCTACTGCGCCAGGATTTTTGCTATCAGGTTATTCAGCATGGTCTTCAAGATCACCATGGCCGAATCCTCATCCGCGCCGCACTCTACGATTCTAGCCGCGTTCGATGCCTGCGCCGCCGAGAAGCGCAGTAGTTCGATGGCTGGCGGGTGCATTCTGAAGCCGGGCGGCAACGCGCGAAACAGGAACCGCTCTTGTGCTGCCGTCAGGGTGACCAACTTCGCCATGTCGGCGGCGTGCTTCTCAATCGCGGCGACCGGGTCCAACTCCTCGCCAGCGACCCACTTGCCGCGCATCGCCGTCGCGAACGCAGCCACGCCGAAAATCAACGCCTCAAACGATTCTTTGTCCATGGTCATTCCCCGTTGATCCTGCGCCAGAAAACGAAAAAGCGGGCGAGCAGATTTCTCTGGCTCGCCCGCTTTGGGTCATGTTGTAGCAGTCCGGGCCCTAACGGCTCCCGTGCCTGCCATGTCATGCTACTCCATGCGCGCCATGGCTGCGCTAGTGGCTCCCCTCTACGATGGCATCGCGAACCCGGGCGGATGCGGCACGTCTTGCAGACCGTAAAGCTCCCCGGTCTTCGAGTCGAACTCAATAAGCCGCGTAACGCCGCGCTTGCCGACCAGTTCGAGCGCAATCCTGCCCTCAACGCCGGATAGGCCGCGCCGGATTAGCCCAATGTGGGCGAACGTGTCGGCAACAAGCTGCCGCACTTTCATTCGCGCGTCGTAATCCAGTGCTTCCACGCCTTCGGCGAGTTCGGCCCAAGCCTGCGCCGCGGCGGGCGTAGCCGTGCTCGACGCTGCGAGTTCGTGTTCCAATTGGTCGATAGTGTTACGCTCGACCTTCAGGCGGTCTTCGAGTTCGCGAGCGCGCCTCACGAACGCTGCCGGTGCGCCGTCAGGGTCCGACAAGAGCGCATCCGTCACCTTCTCTATCTGGCGCTCAGTCTCTGCCGCCTGCGCTCGCGCCTGCGCAAGGCGTGCGGCGCGAGCCACTTCATCGCCGTCGCCTGATGTCAGGCGCGTCAAGTTCATTTGGTCCGAGCAATACGCCATGAGCGCCCGTTCGACCGGCACGACGCTACAGCTTCCGCCTACCGGACATCCTGTGTTGTGTGAGTAGCCGACGCATATCAGGCGGCGGTGGCCGTCCTGCGGCCTGCCGTCTGCTTTGCGCTTCCTGCCCATCAAATTCTGTGCGACTACGGCGGTTCCGCAATACACGCAGCGGGTGATTCCGAGACCCGTGAGGATGCCGGGTATTTCGCCTTTGCCCTTGCGCGTCCCGCGCTGATCGGCCGCGTACTGAAGCTCGGAAAACTGCTCAGGCGAGAGGAGGGCCGGGTAGTATCCTTCGAGCCGGAATTCCTCGCCGTCCACTTCGAGAGTCTTTTCGCCTACCAGCGCGCGGTTTCGGATGATCTTGTAAAGCTGCGTCGCGCCGTTGTTACCGTTCGCGCTCATGCTCAAGCCGCGCTCGGTAAGCTCGCGCACGGTACGCACCGCGCCGTGACCATCCAGAAACATTTGGATCATGAGGCGAATGGCGGCGGCGCGCTCGGGCATGAGTTCGAACCGGCCATCCACCGCTTGCGTCCAGTGCGGGTCTTTGCCGTTGCGGATGATGCCGCGCCAGGTGCCCGCGACCCAGCCTTGGCACTGGCGGCGGATCGCGGCCTTCACGCGCTTGCTCTTTGTGTCCGACTCCTCATGCGCGCGGATCATTGTAAGAAGGCTGTAAACAAGGCCCATCGGGTCTTTCTTCAGCACTTCGCGGCTGTACTCTCGGCCATCGCTGGCGGTAATCACGCGGATTCCGGCCCCGATGATGGACGACAACTGACCCTGCGCCAAGATCGGCTCTGCGCGGCTCAGGCGGTCCAGACCCTCAACGACGAGCACGCTGCCGGTCGGAACCTTCCCGTCTTCAATGGCGCGCAGGAAGACGCCGAGCGCGCCGTTTTTGACGTGGACCTGGTGATAGGCGGATAGCCCTTCGTCCCGCATGCTCAGGGTGTCGTCAAGCTCTAAGCCGTGCTCGGCGGCCCAGCGCCGGGCGTACTCGGTCTGTCGCTCAACCGATGATCCCGCCGCTTGTTTTGGGTCGCTGAACCGCAAATAGGAATAAACTCTCGCCTTTGTCGTCAT